TGTGGAATCGTAATTTTTTTCGTTTCTTAACTCGTTAATTATTAGCCACTTACAATATTATTGAAAATAAATGTAAAATATATCTTGCTTTTATGTATAGATAAGCTAGATTGAGGGTATGAACAACAAATTAAATATTTACCAACAATTCCAATTACCTAATGACGAGGACAATAATCTTCGCCACAAAGCAATCTACGCATCAGTCAAACAATGGCTTGAACATGAAGACTTAGATTATACGATAAAAGAAATCTGCCACCAGTTGAGATCAACTGAGGATATTGTTACTGGTAGACCACCAAAGGTTACCACTAAGGAAGGTATTCTTGAAACTGATGCCGTCTATGCCATTGCATTTAAATTTGAGAACGAAATCAACAACTTACTTGAACTTAACTAAGGAGACCAACCACATGAGTAACGACTTACAACATTATTAAAAATAAATGTAAAATATATCTTGCTTTTATGTAAAGATAAGCTAGATTTAAAAGCATGAACAGACCGACTTTAAAGAGATCAACTAACCCTTCGGTTAATACTCGAAGACGCAGAAAGTATTATATTGAGCTTCGAGATTATTATTCCGATATTTATGATAATGCTAAATCCGATTCGGAAAAAGCTGAAGCGCTAGAATCTTTAAACGCTACTCAAGCTAAACTCGACAGGCTCATTTCAAATGTAATTGCTAGAATGCCTAAAAGGAAACCTTTACTATGACCGATAACCCAATACATAGTTTCATCAAAACAATCGCCGATATTGACTCGGAGGTTGTATTTGCAACCAAGGCCGCTCCAAAGAATGATGTCGAAGGTTTATTCTTCAATATGCTTATGAGCCGAGCCGATGAATCTTTCATGGGCAATGTGAAAGAGTTGGCAGAACGGATGCCTGAAGAGCATTCCAGTATTGTCACGACAATTGTCTCCTATCTCCAGCGAGTATCCAAAGAGGAGGAGATAAATTAATGACCGATAAAAAACAATGGGGTGGAAAACGCCCAAACCAAACAGGCAGACCTCCGAACCGCAAAGGAGTCAAACGAGTCCAATTTCATTGCATGATTGATCCAGCTACCAGGGATCAGATTAAACATCTCTCCGAGCAGAAGAAATTATCTGCCGGACAAATCATTGACGAGTGGGCTGAAGGTAGTAAGACAGAATAGCCTCTTAAAGCCCCGTAGAGGACGCTCAGAGCGTTTTTAGCCTCCAACCTATACAATCTACCATACTAAGGTATAAGACCGCCAATCCCGCCATTCCTCTGAATGCCCGATTTGCTGTGATTGCTGATAGTGTATTCTTATCGGTTATCTGATGGTTATCTTTATACCTCTTAGACGGCATAGGATTTATAACGAGTGAATGGGTAGGCTGAGTGATATCTGTTCCACCGGTTAATCGGTTAAGCTGATGATTCATTTTATTCTCCCAATCGAGTGAGCTTGTAGGCTGGCAATGTAGTGGGAGGTGTGCCGGCTTCAGCGGATGGGCTTTGCCTGTGTGGCCTGCTAAAGGCCACAGGCTAAGCGCAAGCGTCCCACTACTAACAGCCTTTCCACCTACTAGGAGTAGTGTGTGTTTTATATTATAAGGGCACACACTACCACTCTTCTGACTATTTAATTGCACTATTCCGCTTTTAGCTTCAGCTTTAGAGAATAGGTATTTGAATTGTTCGGACCATTCTTTTCGACCTCAATTTGGTCTTTCGTCATCTTCAAAATCTTATCAAATCTTTCCCTGGTGACCTCGTTATTGGTTTGCTTTTGGAGTAGTTCAATTGCTCTGTTTTTTCCGGCAATCGGCTTATCCTTTAACAGCTCGAGGAACTTATCGCATAAGGCCTCATTGATCTTTTTTTGGATTGAGGAGGTTTGACCTGGCTTTCTGAACTTAGCCTCGAGGTCGGGCTTATGCTCGAAAAGGGGGAAGGTTTCAGCGGAAAATTCGAGGACTTTTGGGGGTAAGAATGGACAGTTTCGGGAAGTGGTTTCGAGGATAAGATGCTCCTCTTCTTCGTGAGCGGTTAGGGTTAGGATGGCATCGGGATCTCTTGCGAATACCCCTGAACCACTCGCTCGGTCGATATGATCCGTTTCTGACTTATTACCCTTTGAGAAGTGGTGGGCAAATACTATGGCGGCTCCTGTTTCCTCGGAGAAATCCTCGATCAGATTGACAATTTCGCCTACCGCCCTGGCATCGTTTTCGTCTATACCTGTTGCCAGCTTGTAGTATGGGTCGAGGATAATGAGTTCGTAGTTCCTCTTTTCCACTCGTATCTTGGTTAGGAGATCCAACAATTCTGTTCGGTGACCTCGTAGTGGCCAATAGTCCAGGTAGTGGTTACTGGGTATTTCTCCCTTAAACATCGCCTTGGCCACTCGTTTTATTCGATCCGTACCAAAGTATTTCTTAAGCTCGAAGTCCAGATATAGAACCTTCGACTGCTTAACCGGCATCCCCAGCCACGGCATCCCATTGGATGCGGCGATGGCCAAGTTAATCAAGGACCATGTTTTACCGGCTTTCGAGGACCCCGAGATAATCATCTTACATCCCTCGTGGAGGCATCCCTCGATAATCTCCTCAAGCTCATTGGCGGGGTTAGTGGCAAACTCCATGCACTGGCCGAATGACATGATGTCGGGAAGTGGTTTGGGATCGTCATTCCTCACCTCGATTGATCGGTTTGGCATGTTGGTGACAGTTGGAGAGTCGAGCATATACTCGAGTTCTATGGCTTTTAATTGTGCTTTATAGTATGGGTCGTCTTCAGGTCTCATCTGTATTATTTGGTTTTATGTGATTTTTGATTAATGTTAAAATTATTAGGGGCTTTAAATTTATGTGATTTCTGACAATGAATATAGCATCGCCCTCATTCATCCGCTTAACCATATCCATCGCCTTGACTGGTTTAATACCTAATCTAATAAACCGTCGTACGATGGTTGCCTGAAGTAGGGTATTCGTCATTCCCGCCAGTCCACAGAAACGCTCCACCGATACCTATTAGTATTAAATTTACTGGGGATATCCTGAATACAGATATGAAGTTTATATACCTTAATATTCATCTGCCACCCTGTCTTCCATCTCGTTAAAGTCCACATATTGAGTCGCATTCATCAGCAAATCCAAATTCTTTTTGACCTTTTTCGGTGTCAGTTCGGAGGTCAACTTCATCCAGTGGCTGGTGAGATCGGTGAAGATATAACTTTTGTGTGGTATTATATACCCCGTTTCTAATTCGCTTATCCAAGTCTACAGCTTTTGCATATTCTTCAGGCTCTTCCTCCTTAAGCCTTCTCCATTCTTTATTGCTGTGGTATGGGCAGAACCAACAGGCAGAGCGTGGAGGTTTAGGATATCCATTATCCTTCATCCATTTAAGACAATGATGCCTATGCATATCCATTTCGATTAAAGGCCATCTGTGTTGAATCCATGATTCTTGTGATTCTTTCATTCTTTGAATTTCATCCTTAGAAATTCCGATCCAAGTGGTGACGATTGGTTCTTTAGGCTTTTTGCCTTTCCATCCAGCAATCTCTTTAGTCTTTCGATTAATGGGTCGAATCTTAAAGTCTGTGGTACAAGTCCGCATGAGTAAACCGGTCTCTGTGAAGAATGGAGGGTTTGAACACCTGCTCCCCTTAATTCCTTTTTCCACATCAACGAGTAAACCATCCTTCTCCATCACTCGATACACAGGGAAAGGAAGCTCACCCTCTAGCCAATCGAGATATTCATAAACACTTTTTGGTTCTGCACCCACATCGCTAAATATTGCACAGTCGGGCATGGGTGTGATCTCACCATGTTTTGCCATTAATGCCATAGCGGATGATTGGACACCCGCACCTAAACTTAATATATTTTTCATAAAATTATCATTCCCGCCAAAATAGAATGGGTTGAATGGCGGAATACTTCTCTCCCTTCTCAGTCTTCGGTTTTCTCGTCCCCCAAGGGAGTCGGACTAATCCGAGGGGAGAGTTATAAATCGATGGGTCGGCTCCGAGCTTCATACTCATATGTTTAAACTGATCGGCCTTACCAGGTATCCAATCGTACCAGCAGTGAAGACTCTGACCTCCACTATCGACTATCATCTTGAGGGGGCAAATTGCTTCGAGGGCAAGTGCCGGTCCAATCTGTTCTGCCTTGGTCCAGGTTGGATCATCGATTTCATGGACCAAATACATCCGCTCACCGGCATTCTCCTTTACCCGAGGACCGATATCCTTGAATGGATTATAACTGATAAATTCCATCTGCCCTACCCCTTGCGATATCCCCCAATCGCCCGCTGACTTGATCATGGTATTATATTTATCCGCCTGGATGTTTATCCATTGGTCGGGCTTGAACAGCTTGGAAACAGCCTCCTCCGCATTCAAAGGAATGGCGGAGGAGCGTAGTTGAAGCATTTCGAGGTCTTCGGGTTTACCTTTTGAGCTTTTTGAGATTCCAGTATCAATTGATACTTTCTTGGTTGGGCTGATAATCTTCTCACCTGAAAGGATTTGATATGCACCGGTCAGAGCGTTTCGGATCTCGTTAGGCTGTAGTGGTCGGCGGGTAAATTCCTTGGCTACCTCGAGGCAGTAGTCATGTGCTTTCTCAAAGTCTGACTGATGGGTTGCCACTCGGAGGGTTAGTCGGGCAATAAAGAGATGATGGCCAAAGTCTCCTTGCGGGAGTCGGTCGAAGAACCCCGCCATATCTGCGGATAGGATAGCCATTAGTCCTTACTTTCCTCTTTTAGAAACTGAGCGATGTAGTCGGTAATTTTACCTATCGCCTGAGATTCAATCTGCTGAATAGTCTTTCTGTGAATCCCCGCCTTTTCCGCCAGTTCCCGTTGGGAGAATCCCTCGTGGTCGTCGGGTACTTTCTGAAGCATATTCTTCAGCTTGGCATCCACCGCCATCTTTTGGATGGTATTATCTGCCATCCTCCACACTCACCCATTCATCGATCATACCGCTTGGAAGTCCCGCTTCGGACACATGGGTATCACTTTTATCCGGCTCATATCCTTTCCTGGAAATATGGATTAGGGATGTGAGGACCTCGTGGGCATTCCCCCATCTTCTGATCGCCCATGCTTCGTTTGGGAAGCGGATGTCATCGAATACAATTGTTTTCTTCCCGATGTAAGGCTTGGCTATTTTATAGGCTATATCCACCCATACATTCGGATAAACTCTTTCCCTACCCCACTCCGTGCCAAGAGACTGTAAAAGTTTTCGGGCATTTAATTCTGCCGGAAATTGGGGGATTGGTTCTTCCTTAAAATTTAAATACTTTTCCCCAGGTAGTATGACCTTCAGCATTTCTTTTATAGGAGTGGCGAAGGATAGAATGACCGCTCCCTCGATTGTTTTGGCGTAGGTTGATTTACCCACGCCCTTCGGGCCGCATAGGCCGATAATTTTTGGTTTCATGATGTGTAGAATAGTGAGTCGATTAGTGTTAAAATGACTGCGGCGACGATGTAAAAAAACATCAGCGTTGCCAGGACGAACAGAACGAGAAATCCGATTGTTTCGAGGAGTTTCATGCGTGAACTACCTTATAAGTTGTTTTAGGTTTTGGCTTAGTTCCGACCACTGGTGGTATGTATTGAATCTTACCCTTCATCTTTTTATATCGATCATGCCTGTAAGTTCTCATAAACCCTCGCCGGCCATAGAAATTATTAACTCTACCAGTATCCTCGGTAATTCCTTGGCCGCTCATTATTTCTGCCCGAGGTAAATAAACCACTCGATTAATTGGAAGATTTGGGCGGCCTTTTACTTTAGGTTTCCCTCCAAACTTTAATTGCTTTTTTGTTATCCTCTTAGGTGTAAGTTTAGGTATCGATGCATAGATCAAAACCTTAAAGCAAAGGAATGCCATATCTACTAACTCGGAAAGGGTTTCATCATCTGTATCCTCTTTCAAAGTCTGCTTACTTATATTACCCTTAATCTTGAAAGTCAGCACTCCGTCCTCCTCTTGATTTGTATAGGAAAAAATTCCCATCCTTGTATATTCAAAATTAGGGAGCTTAAATTGTCCCTCGACAGCAGTTATTAATTGCTCAGGACTGGCAAGATTTAACAGGAAAGTACCTAATTTGGGGTCTTCAAAATAAAACTCTAAGGATTCATTTAATACGGGTAGTTCTTCAAATGTAATTTCTTGTAAATCAGTTTTATTAAGATCATCTGAAACTTCTTTTTGTACTACAATCTGCTCACCAAATTTAACATGATAGCGTTTTGAAAAAAAAGAAGTAAGGCCGATATGAGCATCGGTTTTACTCATCCAATTTCTTACAGCATATTCAAGGTTTGCATAATACGATTCCCATTCCCCATCTTGCACATCTGTGTAATCTAAATTTTTCAAAAATTTCATATCAATAATGGTTTTTAATTTCCCCCTCTGCCGCCAAGGGTAGCCCTGGCATATAGAGAGGTTCTTGTGTTAGTAGTTGGATCATTAAATCTAAAGCCGCCTGTCCCTCGTTCTCAGCCACTTCAACAGTTACGGAATCGTGGACATGAAGTACGATGGGCAATCCGGCGGCCTCTATTCTGAGGAGTGCATCCGCCATAATATCTCTCGCTGTCGCCTGAACTAGGTTCTCGGTAAGTAAGCCCCCATATAATTTCATCGCCCCTTGCCCTCTTACCTTCTGACCGGTCAGTTCCTTGCCGTTATCATTTACATTGAAATATCGGATTACATTCCCTGATCTCATGTGCATGACTGCACACTCGGGAGTCTGCTTGGCCACCTCTCGGATGTGGTCCTCACACTTCTTCCATAGCTCGACAATTTTAGGATTCTGATTTCTAAAATCTTTGACCTGTTTTCGGCTTTCTGCATCGGTCATCTTTAACTTTCCACCGGTCAAAGCCTGTGCCACTTGGCCGAACTTTTTTGGACCACAACCATAGCCCAATCCGAGAACACGGGCTTTACATAAGTGGCGAAGTTCGGGGGCTAAATCCTTCATTGGTTCATCCTCATTATAGAGTCCAGTCGCTCGGCCATGTGCCTCGTATAAGTCAATCCCGCCTCTGACCAAACCTAAGAAATCAAAGTCCCCGCAAAGATAGGCCAATACCCTTGGCTCGATTTGCGACAGGTCGGCAGAGACCATAACTCGGCCTTTACCAGGAGTCAGACATTTCTTGGCTGAAGTTCCCTCAACCTCGTCCCGAGGAATGCCCTGAAAGTTTAATCCACCCGCTCCACTCCATCTGCCGGTGTGCGGGGCACCGCAATATTTCAATCGGGTGGATATTCGATGATCGGGGCGGACTCGTAGGATCATGGCGGTATATGTTTTGTTCGCCTTGTTCGCTTTCCTCCACCTTGTCATCGCCTCGAGGATCGGAGCATATTGTGGATTACGAGCCTTCCATAAAAGTAATTCCGAATCGCCCTCCTGAGTAGACTTCGGAGGTTCGACATTCTGCATCTTCAAGTAGGCGGCCATTGCAACAGTCGAAGTGGGTTCACCTCCTCCTGGTCCTACCCAAGGGAGAAAAGTTTCAACCTCCTTCATTATCGCCTCAGTCTTATTTATATATTCCTGACAAAGTTTCTGATCGATTGCCATACCTCGGGATGCCGTCCTTCGGGTAAGTGCGGACAATAGAAATTCTTTTTCGGGGAAGGATATTTTCAGTTCATTATAAATGCGGATACACGCTCGGGAATCGCCAAGTGCATACTGCTTAAAAGATTCATTCTGTAGGATTTCTTCGGGGCGAAGTCCGCTCATCTCATTGCGGGCATCCTTGTTTAGTTCCTCGCCGAATAGTTCCTTATATGCTCCCGCCAATGCCCTCGGCAACTGATGCCAGCTTGCCATGTCCGCCGTACAAATCCATTCCTTTGGAGTGAACTGTGGCATCTGTCCCCTCGCCATTGCCATTCGACAGCATACCGAATCAAACTCGGCATTATGGGCGCAGATCGATTGTCCGTTTAGGCGGTCGACCGGTAAGTCCCTTGGATCTCCAACCCATTCAAATCCGTCATCGGATACCAGGCTAACAATGGTTACTCTGAAGTCGGGGTGCTTGGCATATCTGTCGAGTCCCATCGTGGCCACTGAGTAACTCTTCGACCAAACTGTTTCGACATCTAGGGCGATCAATTCCGATCCTCCTTTAAAATGGTTTCTGCGGACATTACCGCATTCTGCAAAGTCGGATATTCGAGGACTGGTAAGTCTGAATCAAAAGTCACCGCCCAAACCATTTTATCTAGGTCGAGGAGAATATCCGCCTGTCTGCTTCCCACCTTTACGACTACCTTCTCCCCTCGAGGTAAGCCAACTCCCATCTTATATTGTGTCTTCATTTCCTCTCCTTGATTGGTTTAAGCTCAGGTGCTACTGCCGGAGCCTTGGTTGTCATAATCGGCGTGTTATAGCCCTGTGGGTTGGTTAGATAGCCCTTGTGGTGAAGGGGCTGTTTAAGTTGTTTCTGCTGTTTTATTTTTCTCATCCATTTCCTTTTCTACCGCCTTAATAAATTGTTTCAGCGGGTCTTCATGCATCTTGCGAATGCGAGCATTTCCGATTTGTGCGGTTAAAATATCGAGCCGCTTATATGCTTCAGCTATTTGCTCCCGAGTGATCGCCATCTTTCTTTTTCCCTTTATTTCTAAAATCTAATTCATGCTTGGCTAGTGGGCGGACCCTCGGAATTTTCGTCCGAACGATCCGCCCCTTTTCATAAGCCAGTTGGTTCTTGGTCCAAAAGAGGTCGTAAGCCTGTTTGACCTCGTAGTGAAAAGTGTACCAGGCATCCTGATTCATTGTTTGAGGTATTTCTTTATTTCCTTATCAACCTTCCGAAGGTCAGCGGTAATCAGATTTAATACATACCTGGAGACACCCTGTTCCTGACTGTAGGATCGCTTTTTAAGAGCTTCCTTAATCACCTCGGGCATATTCACGCAGATATTAGTCTCCATCACCGAGTCGGGCAGAAGATAGCTCTTACTCTTGAATCTCTTCATCTTCTTCTTCCTCCTCCTCTTTTGGATTCCGCCATCCCTCTCCCCGCCTTCTCCGGCGGTCGGCAATGAGTTCGTCATGGTACTCGTCTGAAATATCCTCATCCATTGTTGGCATGGGTTCGGGGGTCATAGTTTTTTAAGGACCGCCAAACCGAGCAGATCGAACGAAAGACTTTCCATGCTTCGGATAATTCTTCGGGTGAGTATTTCACCACTTCAAATCTGCCCGGTTCGGTCGAACTGATAAAACAATTGGCTCCATGTACTCGAAGGTTCAGAACTTCATCTTCTCCCCAGTATGTCGCCGCATAAGCGGCAATCTGATGAACCTGAAAGTCGTAAGGAGACACTTTCACTCCTTCCTTCGTCTTACGAGTTTTCCAGTCCACGATGAACTTCTGTCCTTCGCCGCCTAGTCCGACAATATCAACAGTCCCAGCAAATCCATGATCCTTATTGACCAGCATCTTCTCAAACTCGATAAAGTTTAATCCATGCTCTTGCTTCCAATCGAGAGCGGGCTGGATATACTCTAACAGTTCATCAGGTATATGCTTTCCCTTCCAATAAGACTCAATAGCATCGTGAACTTTAGTGCCAAAATCTGCCGCTTCTTCGACAGGCTTTTCATGCTCAACAAGGCATCGGTTTGCATAATCTTCGTAACTTTCGCCAGCTTTCGGAGGATTGCTGAATGCTATATTTAGTAGTTGGTCTTGTTTCCACCGGTCAAGACCTGGCTTTGCAAACAAACCAAGAAGAGTTGTCACCGATGGGTACAGCCCCAACTTCTTAGCATCTCGGAGAGTTGTATTCCGTTCACCATCTCCCTTGGCTAGGGGCATAGTATGCATGGCCTTCCCTTCGGAAGTGTACCAATGCCCGCCACTACCTCTTTTCGGTTTTGCCTGTAGAATAGCCACGGATTACCTCCTTTCCGCATCGGTATAAAAAGTATACCAGGTGGATTAATCGCTTCAGGTATATCATTTCACCTTTTCTCCCACTTTACGAATTATCGCTCCAAACTCCGGATCACATTCGAGGAAATCCTCAACCCGTTTGCAAGTGTGTGTGACATTGGAATGGTTGCGGTTAAAAAGTCTTCCCGTCTCCTCCACTCCTTTAATCTGCCTGGTAAAGTAAATGGCGATCTGACGGGCGAGGGATACTTTTTGAGTTCTCCCCCGCCCATCTATATCACTTATCTCTACCCCCACAGTGTCAGCGGAAATCCTCTTAATATCTTCGATGGTCATGCTCACAGCACCATGTCAGTTATTACTGCCGCCCATCCGATCATTAATAAAAATACTATCGGATTCATATTAGAAAGGTACATTTTCAGGTGCTGGACCGGTAAACTGTGTTCCCATTGTCTGCTGTTGTGGAGCGGGCTGTTGTACAGGTTGCTGTACAGGTACTTGTTGAGGCTGATCGACAGTTACCTGAGTGGTCGCTTGCATAGGCTGTTGCTGAATTGGAGCTTGCATCGGTTGAACAGGTTGAACCACGGGAGCCTGTTGAATAGGTGCTGGTGCTTCGTCTCCTGTAGGGATGACAAATCTTGACCTGTCAGGCACTTGGGCTTCCATGCCTTGCATGACCGGCATGATAGCAGTGATGTCTGCATACTCCCGACCTTTTTGACTGGTCTTGTGGATTATATTTAATGTCGCACCTTTGCCAACCATACTCTCGGTATCAAAACCGCCGAATGGCATAGTGCCATTCCATGAAGTCAGAGTTTTGAACAGCTTACTCTTTTCGTTTAAGCTGATTGTCATCTCGCCAGTTTGAATCATTGTTCCATCGGGTAGGCCGAAGAGGAAACGGCAGAAGTTTTTAGTTTCCATAACTGTCGGATCTTCAAACTTAGGTCTCTGAATATTCATTGAGTCCTTGACTGCTAAACAGACTGCAAATGTCTGCCCAGCGGGGGCGAGGGTTGTGAGAGGCCAACCGGTTATAGGTCCGCTTCCGTTACTTGATTGCTGTAGTATTGCCATGATATTTAGTTTTCTATCTCCATTTTTACGGGTGGAGGCCCATTATTGATTAATAAGAAAATGTCTTAAAATGAGGATCGCATCGGCTGTCTTGAGGGTGATACCCTTAGTCGATGGGAAAAACTGTTTTGCATGGTTCATCAGAACCTTTTTCCGCTTACCTGAAGTCAGCTTAGTCAATCCGCTTAGTCCCTTTTGCCATTCCTGTGGGCGAACTAAGGTGAAAGGAATTTCGGCCATCCGAAGGACTCCCTCGAGGAATCCGCAGTTCTTACCTAATTTAAAAGAACTACTAGAAGGAATATTCTTTCCGACATACGGAGGGACTAATTCGACTACTGCCTCAAGCGATGTTATTAATGGGTGGTCTTGGAGATCCTGAATATGCTCTACAAATTCAAAGTCCTCCCCAATTGAGTGCAGTTTAACATCGTGCAATCCACCCCAACCGATTGCGTAACCTCCAGCCTTACCAGGATCAATCCCGATGGTGACCTTCATGCGGCCTCCTCTGTAAAAAGGGCGATTACTTTTTTAACATCCGAGGCTAAAAATAATCTGCCTCTTTTACGAATGCCAAACTCTCTCTTAAAGAGTTGGAGAGCCTTATCAGATTTTAATCTGAAAATCTCTTTGACCTCACTCTTGGTGAGGAATAGATTGTGATATTGGTTTAAATTAGTTTCCATTTGCCGGTTAGTGTGAAACCGGCGGAAAGATTTAAACCTCCCTACTTATTGTGCAAAAATGAGCTTTTCAGCTCGTAATGCATATTGTGCGAAACAAAATACATTTCCGCCGGTACTTGTTAGTAATTTTAAAGAACTTATTCAGCCCATCCATTGCTGAACTATCCGTTTTAAAACCATATCGGTTAAAAGTGTCAATAAAAAGATTAAAATATTTTAAAAAAATTTGCATATTCTTCTTTTCAAGTAATTTTCACGCATTTTTATTACACCTTTTCAACTCTCGTTTAGCCCGCAATAACTTATAATAATTGCTGTCACCTCGAACTTTTTTCTTTCCTCGGCCAGCCTGGCCACCAATCTGTCCCAAAAGTCTAGCCGCCTCTTTAATGCGGTCTTTTCGGTCAATAATCTGATAATTGATCCGTTCTCCAGTTGGTGCGATACAGTAGCCATGCCATTCATTATGACTGACCCCAGTTAAATAGTCCATATTCATATTCGCCCATATTTTCCACTTCCTATGGATGGCATTAGGCAATTGTAGCTTCATATGCTCTAAATTGTGTGCAAAACACTTACGAGTCTCGCCCTTATAGTGCAATGTTGCTGATAAGTCGTTTACCCATTTCTTCTGTCCTTTTCTCATATATATCCTTTCTAAACCGCTTGCGTACAATATGGGCATAGTTATTCCCATTCAAGCCCTAAATGGGACTAAATTAGACCTTTTTTAACGCAAGGGTTAGCGAAGGATTATCTGAATCTTTCAGATAGCCTTGCACCGGCTGAAGCCGCTGGGACCATGAACCGATTACCAGGCATAGCTGGTGCTTGTCGGGTAATGCGATTGGCGGGTTGGCTAGAAAAGTTTCCAGCCGGTAAGAAGTTTACTTCTTTAGGATTCGTTTCGCCCAGGACAGACTCGCTTGTGCTTCTTCCGATTTCGCCCACTCGTCCTGTTCCGTCTGCATAACTTCTAGATGGCTTGCCAGCCTTTCTTGCATGGAGGGCTTCTGCCGCCCCCGCATAGTCTGCTGAACCTGTTGGCGATCTGTATCCGAGTTTTTCATAGATTTCTTTTTCATTATACCAAAGTAGAGCTTGTAGATCAGCGTTTTCTAAATTTACACCAACATCTCTAAGTCTAGATTGTACTGTTTCTAGTCGTTCCCGCAACCATCTTCTTTCAGCCCCAGTTTGTGGTGATTCCTTTAATGGTTTACCGAATTTATTAAGTGCATTCGCCGCTCTTCTGAGATTATCGACTTCTGCTGAAACTCCTGTTCTGTTTTGTTTTTTTGTAAAATATCCGGCAAGTTTAGTTGATGCTTTGATTGCATTATTACCAGCTACGCTTTGTTTGGTGATTCCTATTTTTTTTCGTTCCGCTGGAGTTAGCGAGTTTACCGCATCTCTGACTCTTTGTTTAGCGGCATTTAACTTTGCTGGCGGAATCGGTACAACTTGAGTTCCTGTATTCCTACCAACAGTACGCATAAACCATCGGTCCATCGTAAAAGTTGAGTAATCTCCATAAAGATTATTAAAGAAAGATCCTAGTTTAGGTCCTAGAATAACGGCATAAGGTACAACTTCATCGACTAATTCTGATGTCCCAATTTTACTAGCTTCAGCCTTTGTGTAACCTAAATCATCCTGTGCGGCTTTTCTAATTTCCCCGATGGTCCCCTTTTGAGACAACCATCTGCCAGCACCTTCACCTCCCATTAATTGGAAAATAGCTTCAATGCGAAGTAAGTTGTTTTTGATATTTGATATTCTGTCTCCTCCGACAAACTTACCGCTAATTTCGCCTGTATCTTTCCAATGATTATATGTGGCCCAGGTTTGATCAAATTGAGGTTGAACTTTATTTCCATCCGATGTGGCGGCTAAAACTGATTTGAAGATAAAGTTGTTGTCTGGCTGTTTTATTGTCGGATCAAGTTCTTCTAAGACTGAAAGAGCCAGGCTAAGATTTTCATCATACCATCCAGCGGCTTCAGGATGAAGTTCCTGTGCATATAACACTTCCTCATAAATTAAATCTTCAAATAATCGATTCTGTTCGGGAGTAGACTTTTTGTAATCAATAGGATTGCCAAACTCCTTTTTAAAATATTCTGCGATTTCTAAGATGGTCGGGACCTTTGGTAGTCCTTCAGGCTTTTGATTGCTTTTTAAAATATCAAGAGCAGATGTCCCCTTCCCCGCACCCGCTTCGGAGGCTGGCATGAAGAGTTTGTCGGTCACCGTGACATCGGCTTCGGGTTTGGGGATGAATGCCTTATTGATTTTATCGTAATCAATAAATCGGGTTCCCGATAGCTGGTCCATCTTTCCGATCCGCTCAATCCTCCTTGAACGATAAACATCTCGGGGGTTCTTCTTTCCAAGGCTTGCTCTCCAAGGATTTGAACCGGCTTCCGCTTTTGTGCCACTGCCAAATGCCGAATTTATAAAGTCTGCTTTTGCTTTGGCGATATCCTTATTGGCATCCAATCCCGTTCTACCAGGTTGGCCGTCTGCATGATTGCGATGATATTTGTCTAAGTCTTGTAAGAGTTTAACTTTAGCCTGGGCAACATCAGCACCATATAAACGAGTTAGTTCCGCCTGTTGCTGTCTTGCCAGTTGATCGACATTCTTGACTAACTGATTAACCGAGACAGTGCGTAGGATGATATTATTTTTTTGAGTAATCTCAAAGCCATAAGGTACTTCGATATGATTCTCTACCTTGGCATTAACATACTTACCTCCACCCTGTCCGGCGGCTTTAAAGTAGGATATTAAATATTCATTTCCACCTTTGTTGCGGATATTAAAATTAACATCTCTGAGAGTTTGAATCTGCTCTTTATTCCAGTTGCCTGATTGCTCGAGCTTATCAATTACAGAGTCATCTAGGTATCGGCCTACAAATCGGATTTTACCAGTCTTTGGGTTGACCTCGGGGCGTACATGACCTTCCGGCAATCCCTCATTTGCCTCCTTCTCCTCAATTGCTTCTTTCATCTTCTCCGCAAATGAGCGATTGTATTTACCTTGCTCCCTAGAGGTCATAGCGAGGTTTGGTATCACATTACCATCTTTATCGATTTGTAAGAGTGTGCCGGATCGGAGTAATTCAGCGAGTTGTGGGCTTTTGGCAAGCTCGGCAGATTTTATATCGACCACTACTTCTTTTGTGGATCTACCGCCTGACTTAATATCTCTGCCCTGTATTTGTCCGCTAGTTTCTTGTGCTTGTCTCTTCTGAGGACTCATACCCTCCAGTTGATTATTATATTTCCTGACCAGTTCAGTGATTTGCGGATATCTTTTAAGGTTGGAGAATAATTTATTATCGGTAATCAGTTGACCATCAGGTCGGAATGTACCGCCCATCATGGCGAGAGTTTTACGAAGGAGTGGTATATTTTGTACTAATTCAGTATCAAGTATTCCACCCATTATCTTACCGATTGTACCTCTATTCCTGTCTCTGTATTTCCTTTTATCGTTAAGCAGAAAGTCTGTACCATGCTCGGCTACGATTTCACTGACTGTCTGCTCATCGGTCATTATCTTAGCCAAATCAGAGTCGGACATCTTATTTCCGTCTGAGTCGAGTAAAGTATCTTGTAACTTCTTTCCGTAATCGGATCGGGCAGTTTCAAATTCATCACTGAGGAGGAATTTACGATTTGCCCCCTCGCCTACCATAATTGGATCTCCTACTTTAAGATCAGGATATTTAGATTTATTCTGCTTGGTTACTCGTTGAACAAATATACCAGGCTTACCTGTTATTGGATTACCAATCAGAAGGTCGATAAATTTACGCTTTCCGCCTGTCTGTTCTAAGTAGTGGGTAAATTCATGGGCAAGTAATGGTTCGATTGCTCGAGGAGAATCTACATTTATAACGATGTCACCAGTTACCCGATCAAAGTATCCACCTTCTTTATCTTTTCCTTTACTTACATATTCGATAGCTAGGCTTGGATTCGCTACAATTTTATTTGCGACTGCCATCTGTACATCTCGATTTAATTTATTAAAGGATTCTTTCTGTCCGGCTGGAAGGTAATTTTCAACATAATGGTACAAGTCACCATACCGGGCTTCCATGTGATTGATTGGATTAGAGAATCGTGCGACTTCGCCTCCTACTGCACCAGCAGAACCGAAGAGCATACCCGCCCCTATTCCGCCGTAAAATGCTTCGGGCATATCCATACCGCCACTTGCCGCAAGGCCGAAGGCTCCGCCAACCGCGCCTCCCGCTCCTACTCCTTTTGCCATTCTGCCGGCAGATTCGATATAGCGACCCAATCCTGATCGATCTAAAAAGTTTACTGCCGCTTGTCCACCTGGTGACATATTGCCGAATGCTTGACGGCCGAACATTCTACTTAATACTTTACCTTCTGCCGCCCCTGTTACTTGTCGGGCAACTGATTCAACCGGTACGAATGCAGTTCGGTCTATTAGCTGGGTAGTCATCTTCTCGGCATCTTTTGATGCGAGTCTAGTAAAGAATGGTAAATCGCTTGCCGGCTTCATAGTTTCCCGCCCAAGGATTGCGGTATTTCTACCGAATCGAGCAAGGAATTGCGGTCCGAGTAATGCACCAACTGCACCGCCTAATTTATACAGTTCATTATCAGTAAACTCTCCAGCAAACGAATATCCGCCATAGCCCACTCCACCCATTACTCCGCTTTTTATTAATGCGTTTGCCTGTTGCTCAGTCACCTCAATGCCCACTTTATCGCCCGCTTTCATCAGCATATTTATGGCGGTTTCTTGTGGGAGTGTCTTTATAAACTGTAAAGCATTACCTAAATATTCTATTGGTTTTCCGACTGCGATAAGCCCAACCCCTCCCGCTATATTGGTGAGGTTAAGAGGTTGTTTAATTGGAACTTCTTTTAAGGCATCATTAAGAAACTCTTTTAAGGGATTACCAACCGGCAAGTCAGAGGCGAGTTTTGTGAGTGCCATATCCCGCTTGGCCGCAAGTGGTTTTAGTTTCGCTTGGTTTTCAGCAATCTTCTCAGTTACTTCGGCTAAACCTTTCTCTAGTCTCGCTTTTACGGGTGCTTGCTTAACTGCAAGTCTGCGACTCTTAATGGTGTTATCCCCTACTCTCGATAACGCCTTAGTCATGTCATCTTTAAGTTTTGCAAGTTGCAGAGTCTCGTTAATTAAAACCTTTTCAGCACCTTTTAGGGTAGCTCGACCAGTACCCTTTGCTACATTAACAGCCGCCCCGAGAGGTAAAAAGTTTAAAGGATCAGCTGGAAGTGTACCTCCCCTTGCCGCTTTCATGTCGGGCATTACTTGTTGACTACGAATTAACTCCCTTTGCTCTTCGGGCATGCCTAAAGTTAAAAACTCAGGGGACATACCAAGAAAACCTTCGGTTACCATTTCAGCGGCCTTGCCCTGGCGTTGCTGTTCGAGGTCTGCTTGAGTCTTAAAAAAATCATAAGATGAACGGAGATCCTCTTCCGTCTCTGCCTCGCCAAATACTTTATCAACTCCTCGGGATATACCCGCCCCAATTAGTTTGTAATCAAGTTCTAAATTCCCAAGAGTTTGTAGCGTTGTTGCTTTAGCTTGAGCCTTTGCCTTGCGATTAAATGAATACTTATCGTCTGCAAAGTTTTGTGCAAAACGAACCGGTAAAGTTTTTGCCCAGTGTCCGAAGTCTGATGCTATTCCCGAAATTCCTTCGGTAACCATTTCTGTTGCTGTCTTGCCCGAATCAAATGCACCGGCTTTTCTAAACATCTTAAATGTCTCAAAGTCCGATGTCATTTCTTGCATCGTAGGCTCTCGAATTTCAGGAGTAATATACTGAAGATCCTCCTCGGTTGCTGGCACTAAGCCAAGAGATTGAGGTTCGGGATTTAAATACTGCAAATCCTCCTCAGTTGCAGGGATAAGGCTAAGAGTTTGCTCGTCCATTATTGAGCGGGTTGTACGAATATTTTTTCGTTAACTTTAATAAGTTTTGAGCCATCGGGCTTTACACCTACAACTTCACCTTTTACTTCTCCTTGAGGTGTTCTGAAATTTTGTTGTTCTGATGTTTGCCCAGCAATGGGTGAAAGAATTTCAGATAAATCATTATCTAACATATAATCCTCAAGTCTGTTTCTTTGTTCGATTATTGACACACCATCCCGTCTCATTTTCTGAATAAATTTAACCTTATCCTTATCTCTTTCAGCTTTCTTTATTACATAATTTAAAAGAGTTTTATTTGCTTCAGGTGTCATCTGTAAACCTGGGGAAATCTTCGCAAATATATCCATCTCTTTTTCTGAGATTGAACCTTTTGTATTGCTAATGTTGTCGAAAAGGAACTTTCCAACCTCTGCTCGAAAGTTTTGAGTATTTGAAACCTTGTCCATAGTTTCCTTATCGATGGGGATTCCCAAACTATCAAGCATTGCAATTGCATTGGTTTTTAATTCAGAAATACCTCCAGTCTCTAAATCACCTTTTTCAAGTAAAGTTAATGCTCGTGTTGCGGGTCTTATTGATTTAGCAGAATCTAATGCTTCATTCCTTTGGGTGTTCACAAATTTGTTGGCATTCTCAACTGACAATGTTTTAGCCCTTGTCTCTGCTTGCTGTTCAGGAGTTGCATACATCCCCGAAGGTTTAGGCGGACCGTAATTGGCAATGGGATTACCAAATTTGTCTCTTGCGATTTGTTCATACTCGCCAGTTTGTGGGTTTAATTCATTTCCCACCCTTGCAATAGATGGAGCATCCTTCTGCCTAGATTGCATGAGATTCAATGCCAAGTTTTGAACAGCAGGAGATTCACCCGCAAACTGTTGAATAAACCGATTGCCGGTCATATTGAACACTGGTTCAGTCTCCTGAAACTGAGGGGTCTGGAGCAATTCGTTTTTATAATTCTCTTGTGCTTCCGTAGTAGGTGCTAAGAATTGTAAACCTCTTTGTAAATTATCTTGCCCAGCTTCATTTAATTTACCGGTTGGTACTGGAGTAAAAAGTTTTTTCAGAAAATTATCCCGAGCCAAATTATCTGATTCAGTTTTTTCAAGTTTCAAATCCAACAAATCAGCCGCTCTTTTTTCTTTTTCACTTTCGATTAAAACTTCCTGTTGCGCGAGTAAAAAGTTCCGATCAGCATTCATCTTATTAATGAATTGATTGGCTAAGTCCTTATCACGGCTTGCCGCCTTGGCCTCCTCGGAAGAAAGACCCATTTTGAGGTATGCCTGTTCCCGCTCATCCCTTTCCTGTTTATCCTTCTTCTTTTTATAAAACTTTTCGACTACTCCCCCAATCGCATCACCGAATGCCTGGTTAGCTTTCGCCTGTGCCTGACCCGCCAAAAGTATGGGTGAGGAATCCACCCTCATTAGTCCCGCCTGAACTGTATCTCCGATTGCCATAATATTAAAATAGTTTGTAACCGCCCGTCAGCATAGTATTTCCACTGCCTCCTCGATATGTCTGTGTTCCCCCGCCAAAATTTTTATTCTGCCTTACTTTAGATTGTCCTAGCTAACCTTTACCCCCAGCAATAGAACCTATCATATTCATAAATCCTTGAGCCGCACCACTTGCCGCATTTTCCTTGGCGGCATAAGTGTTAGCATAGTAATTTGAATCGTTTGCATATTTTTGCATTCCGATATTCACTCCGGCATCAGGATTAATTCTTGTCACTTGTTCCTGTGGAATGCCAAACATTGCCGCCCTTTGATTAAAGCCTTGCTGGGCGAAGTTCTGCCCGCCTCGGAGGAATGATAATGGGTCCACATATGTTGCCTGATTAAGTCCAGCCGCATACCCGCCAAACTTCATCGCATCGTCTCGATTTTCGCCTATGATCTTTCTTAAATAATCTTCCCGACTCATCGCTTCAGCCGCTATGCCCGCATTATCCATTTCTCTCCCTCGAGCAACCAGTCCCTCACGGGCGGACTGAGTTGCCCGCCTTCTCATCTCGGGAGATAGGTCAGTCATCTGAGCCTCCTGAAATGCCTGATTGGCTAACTGATTAGCCTGACGGGTACGGTCTTGCATGAGTGGATCGGATGCTCTTCTCGCCTGAGTGAAGTCAGCACCGAACTGATTCATCAAAGATATATCCGCTCCAGCCTGACGCTCGGCCAAACGAGATCCGAAGTCCTGCCCTCTAAGGGCAGATGTTTCAGCTAGGCTTGCCAATGGATCTGCCGCTCTTTGTGCCAGGTTAAGCTGTAAGTCCTGATACTGTGGATCGTACTGCTGGCGGACTCGAAGTAATTGGTCCTGAAGTCCTGAGTCTGCCATCGCTCCGACATAATCCCTTGCGGATTTACCGGCATCAAATTCAGGTAAAGCGGGAGCATCTTTCCCCCCGCCAAATAATTTATTTAAAAAGAATGATGGAACTCCCGAGGAGTTTACCGGCTCACCAGCCCCACCGGCTTCCTTGAGCATATCCGCCTCATCCTCGTTAATGTATGCCAATCCTTCCCCTTGTGGGGCGGCCATATTTAGAAGAGTTGCCGCTTGTTTTAATGGATCTTCAGGTGCATATGATTTCATTCCTGATCCCATCATCTTACCGCTTGCTCCTGACATCCTTAAAATTTCTCTTTCGGCTGGATTGATCATTGCCAATTCTTCGTCCTCGAGGTTTTGAGCTTCGTATGCCTTTAATGCGGCATCGTATCCTGGGTCTTTTACGGATCTCTCGGTAAAAAGTACACCCGAGTCTGTGACCTGTCGTCCGAACTGATCGGTGTATGTTTTTGGTGCGCCAAAATTTAGAAGCCGTTCGATAAGTCCGTAATTTTCGTATTCTTTCATAACTTAGTTTTTAACGAGTAGGATGTCGCAAAAATGTGCGGTGAATGAAGCCGCCCCAGCCTGTGCAAAAACAGTAACAGAGGTTGAATTGAAACTTACCAACTGAAAGAATACAGTGGAGGCGGCATCTCCTGTTGGGTAACGGGTGCTGACTATTATCTTATCAGGAGTTCCACCGGTCCAAGCACCAGGGTAACTTATTGTATGTTGAGCTTCAGTTGTGATACTTCCTGAACTGAATGCGTAAAAGGTTGGAAGTCCACTAATCGCAGTGTCGATATATGCCTTTATACTTTGCTGGGTGGCAATTGAAGTGTTTGAGTCGGATGCCATATTATCCTCATCCAAAATGGATACTTGCTCGGGGACTCCAGTTCCGGCTGTTGTCCGACCTATTACTTTAGCTGTCGCAATATTTTCAATCTTTGCTAGGGTTACCGCTGAATCTGTTATTTTATCCGTGGTAACAGCATTGTCCTGTATCTTTGCAGTTATAACGGAGTCCGCCGCCAACTGTGTAGAGGTGATGCCAAGGTCTTTTACTTTCAGCTTGCTCGAGGCGAGTGTTAAAGTTGAATCGTCTGTCGTAGCACTGGCCGATGTGAATGTTGCCTGGTTTGCAATGTCGTTAAGTTTGGAGGCCGTTACCTGGTCCCCGCTACTAAAAGTCTGTCCTGTTGTAATTACTCCCATTTTTTTAGTCTCCTATGAAATACTTGTTGTAGAGCGGTCTGTTATTCGTGCATCTATTTTGGCGGCTCGAAGATAGGGTCTGCCCTCTGTTGGTTGAAAATCTGCCTGAATCCCAAAGCCTCTTTTTCTGATCCCCAATCTGATCGATGAATCTTCATTTGCCGGTAAAGTTGAGCCTATTAGAGAAGAGACCAAAGTGGACGAAGTGGTTGAATCGGGGTCTTCCGTTATAAAACTGATATTACCATCCGTAATTGTTTCCTCACCGCTCTTGATATGAAACTCTGCACGGCTGAACATTTTACGATCCAATTGGTCGGCATCATATTGGCGAGTTGTAACCTGTGAGACTACTGGTATTGTTTGAGAAACCGCTTGGCCGGCAGTCAGCGATACCACATCTCCGCCCTCAAATCCATCGACTTTATGCACCCCGCCTTCTTCGGTAGATAGGTATAAAGCATTCTGAGCGCCTTCCCTACCGACTAATAATTCACGAATTGCAAACTCAGTAGAATTAACTGTGTCAATGCTCTCAAAACCGCCGTTAATGAAATTGTAAACAATTATGGTGTTAAGTTTTGTCGCATTGCCAGCACCGACTGAAGAGTCAATTGGCAATGCAATCCAATACCGGTTGTTGAAATAAACTGCACTGGATAGGTGAGCGTAATCCTGATTTATTCGGTCGATGTAAGGCTGAATAGTTTCGGAAATTGGTGTCCCTGTTCCCCGCAAATTATATTCATCAAGAAACTCCACGCTGAAAATTCCTTGGTCGGATAAAAAGAATATTTGGTTGGCTACCTGAACGACAGTCTTTCTAGCCGAGCATCCGATTTCAGTCGTTACAACATTGGATTTTACATCAGCTAGAGATCCGCTGATTCCAGTCATCAGATGAATCGATTTTCTGTTAAAGATTACCAGGCTATCCTTTGTAAATGGAGTAAGCTGAACTGTGAAGTCACTTTGTCCGGCAGTCGGTCTGAACTGATTTCCGATTACATCAAATGTATTGAAATCCATGATATCAGATGCCACGATTTCATCTCTAATTTCTCGATTCGCTGGCGTAGTGGCCGAAGTGTACCAATATGGAAGCCACAGCCTTCTTTCGTGAACAACGCCCCAGGGTGCGGCGGGCTGATGGATAAATCCTTTTCCGATTGCCAATGGTTTGGATACTGTGAGACTGGCCGATCCATCCACCACATTTAAATTAAATGTAAACTGATTGACTGAGGGGACTGATGTTACTCGGACTGATTGGTCCACTGACCCGTCAAATGGAGATGCTCCCGCCTGAATGGTTAAAGTATCCCCAGCGGATAGGCCATGAGCGGTGACATCCATTGTGACCTCTCCGTTGGAGGCGGTCGCAGTTGTGTCCGTTAGATATACCGGTGCGGTATAAGTCCCATTTGCCACTTTGGTAAAGTCATCAAAATATTCAACCTTTGCACCCGACACATTAAAAGTAGCAGTCTGTGCGACTTCTTTCCTTACCTTAAAACTTGTCGGGGAAACCACAGTCTCAATCTGATAGCAGTCATTTGGATTCTCCGTATAATTTCCAAATCCGCTAAGAGTTACAAAATCATTTACCACTCGGCCATGTGACGATGATGTATTAACTGTGATTAAATTTCCAGTCTGAGAGGCAGAAGATACTTCGATTAAATTAACTTTTGGGGATGCCTCGAGGGTCGTCTGATTTGTCCGAAAGATAAACATCTTACCAAGTCCCTGAGTCAGGTTAACCGGTCCATCCACCGACTCCCCACCCCCGTCATATCGGCATTTAAAAAGTGCGGAGTCCTTCAGACGAAAGATTATACAGACTGTATCGGTTGCAGTTAAAATATAATCATCGGAATCGGATGCCGCATCGGAGAAAACTGCCGATCCGAACACCTCATTTACTCCATCATCGTTGAGGGTAAAGTTTAAAGTGGTCGAAATTGCAGTCCCAGCAGAAACCACGGATGTGTTCCCTACCCCCTCGCCGTTAATACTGAATACAGTATCAGATCCGGCGTTCGCATAGGTAATTGTTTTAGTCGTAAAATTTACCGATGCTAAAGTCTGTGTTCCGTTAGCCGAGGAGTCCAGGTCGGCCACATGGATGTTATCCCCTGGTATGAAAGATAACGATGGTGTCTCATTCAAAACAATAGTTACAACCCCGCTATTTCTTTGAGCCGTTTGAATAGTGTACGGCAATCGAATCGAATTTGCACCCGATGTAATTGATCCAAATAAAGTGGATAATCCCTTTCGTGGTTGCCATGTCCCATCATCGTTCATTCGGCCATTCTTAGACAGAGCGACCTCACCAGGCTTTAACTGGTTTGGGCGAAGTCGAGCATTCATTCGTAAGAAGAAAGTATCCCCTTCAGTGATGAATTTATCATCGAGTTTCCCATATGATCGATATCGGCTCATTTCTTCTTTACCTCCTGATAAAGTTTGATCGACATATAGACCAATGTCACCAGGCCAACCGCTATTCCGATCATTGAGTCAAAGGTAGACAGACCAAAGGTGGCCGCTGTTCCGCTCATCCCTAATACTGATGCTCGATCAATCATTAGAACAAGCAGTCTAGTACGAAAATGATAATTACTAAACCAACGAACAGAGTTACCATCTTTCCCCGATTTGTCAGAGTTTTAAATTTTTCTTTTAGTAAGATTAAGTTTTTCATTTTAGGTCGGAAGGCCGGAAAGGAACTCTTGTATTTGATTTTGTAACCTCAGTCTTTGCACATCTTTTTGCGACAAATATGGGTATCGCTAAATAGCATCCGAGGACTATTGCCGCTCCAATTAGAATGCGTTTTATGTAGGAAGTAAATTCAGCAAAACCGCTTTGATGCTCCGCCATCCCTTGAGCAACAAGAGCAGAAACATCTCCATGCGTAAGGGCATCAATTGTTTCTTCTGCTTCGATCAGTGCATCTTTATTTTTTAATGCTTCGCCGGCTAAAACGCCCGCACCCGCACCCAAGGCCGCAGTACCTGGTCCACCTAAACTGCCAGCTCCTCCGCCAACTATACCACCCAGCGTTGGGTAAGTAGACCGAACGCTACAACCAGTAAATAAAAAAACGGCAATGCTCAGTAAAAGTACTAAATCTATCGCCTCTTTTTCCTCAGTCGCCATTACTCAGGGTCAGGTGGTGACCAGGTAGGATCAAATTCTACCATCTCGGTTACATTGAATTTATCTATTGTGATGAAGCTACCTTGAGTGGTGACAGGAAAAATATACTTTCCATAGTCAGAATTATCCTCGTTAGTAACTTGTGAAATTTCAGCGTACCTTTCGTTTCCGTGGCTGTCAGGTAAACCAAAGAAAGTATTCATAGCATCGTTACTTGCATCCCACTCTTCTTCTGTACTGTATAAAATATATTTCATAATAGTATTAAATTAGCTTGGTACATCATTTGAATAGGTTGGTTTTTGTGTAGCCGAGCCATTAGTGGCTGTATATCCACCGACTAAAGAAGTAACTGTACCTACTGAGTCAGTATTACTAGGTGTACCACCTGAACTATTTGTATCACTTGCTCCGTCACCCATTCTAAAGTAAGCACTTGGTGAAAGGTTTAATCCCTGTGATCCAACATCGTTCGGTACGCCTGAGTTATAAATATCTGAAACATCTGACCCCGAAAGTTCACTCTCAAAAATAGCTAGTTCATCCATTTTACCTGTAAAAAAGTAGCCGTTCAATAAACTTCCAATCGTGAAAGGGTAACCTGAACTAAACCCTGCTCCACTTAAAGCTGTACTTGCGGTCATTGAACCGAATGGAGAACCCTGTGTATTCGATGGATTACTTGAATTAATAGCGGCATCTCCTCCATCTTTGTAAAGTTTAATGGAAGTTCCGTTTATGGTATAAGCCAAGTGATGCCACTCACCGTCCAATATATCTAAAGCAGCATTTGTTCCTCCAAGTCCTGCTGGTGCGTGTCCTGTGCTATAACCTTTCCACCCTATAAGAAAACCATTCCCAACCGTAGTAGATGTAAGCATCCCTGGACCTTGAAAACCTACTGAATTATTTCCACTAGCAATACCAAGTGTCATACTTGTACCTGATGATGCCTTGATCCAAAAACTTACACTAAAGGTGCTAGTCGATGCATTGTAAGTAGTTTCTAAGTCATCCCCTCCATCGAAACTAAGTGACAGCGTGTTACTAAAGGCAGTCGTTTCATCGTAGTTATAGACATACCAATTAGAACCGTCATAAATGATGTAGTTCTTAGTATCTGTTTCAAAGTAAGCATCACCTGCCGAGGGACTACCTGGACGAGTGGATGAAGTTGTTGTTGGAATTGTAGTAGGCATAGCTATTAGTCGTTATTGAAAATGTACCAGGCACTTCCGTCCCAAATATAAAAATCATTAGTATCTGTTCCATAAGCAATGTTAACTTCTCCACTCGGATTAGTTGGTGTGCTTGCTTTAATGTTAGCCTCGGTATCTCTTGTCGTTACATTAAACAGCGTTATCGCATTTAAGAATGTTCCGCTAATATCAGCAGTTATAAAGCCACTAGATGCTAAAGTAATTCCTGTGACACCAGCACTTGCTGAAGCTGGGTTAGTCAGAGTAAAAGTAATTACAGTATTTGAACCTGTTGGTACGCTTTGACCTCCAGCAACTGTAAGAACTAATGTACCACTTGATTGAGTCCAATCTGCACTTGATCCAAATATTGCCGCACCAGCACCTCCGACTGTCAATGAAGCATTATCTGCTGTCTGCGATCCTGTAAGTCCAGTTATAGTTAAAGTAGCACCAGCACTAATAGATGCAGATGGATTAACTGTGAAAGTCAGAGTGTTATCATTACCAGCACCATTACCTCCATTACTCAAGGTAGCAGTATCAAAAGTCTCAGGTGGTACTGTAGGACTACCTATGACTCCTAAACCAAATGTGGGAAGAACGAACATTCTTAGGAAGCGGTGTCTCCAGCAAGTACGAAAGTGTCATCGGCATAAGCTAATAAACTAGCTACTCCGTACTGAGCATTGATCTTCGTGTGGGACTGTCTGTTGTTAATGGTAGTACTAGATGCACTAAAGCTAACTTGACCTGCACCTTTCTGTACGAAAGAACAATTAAACCCAGCACCCAATCCGCTAGGAACTGTAACAGTTACTGCTGATGCTTTATTCATAACTACGACTTTACCATTATCACTAGCTAACAAAGTGTAATTGTCTGTTTGATCGTTAATGCTGGCATCAAAGTCTTCAATTTTATTCCCGCCTAAATCGACTGTGCCGCTAGAAACTGCTAGTACATTTGTATCCGCAGTTCCAACTGTCTTTGTGGCCGCATCTCCCAACCCTAAGTTATTTCTCGAAGCTCCGGCACTAGCAACATCAGATAAATTATTGGATGCCTGGAGATCTCCTTGCGGAGCGGCCGCCACTAGGTTTGCAACTGTTACCTTTTTGGTTGTCCCTTGAGGCGAACCGGTCGTGTCTGACACATCGGTAATCGGAATGATGTCAGCCGTGTTCGGGGTTGCACCAAGTGATGAAAGTGAGGATATGCGTGAATTAGCCATAATATTTAAAATTCAAATTGAAGATAAGATCCGTCTTCGGTCTGCAAGAATGCCCTAGACTCAGTAAGCAAAGCATTGTTTACAACAGGCACTGGTCCGACTGCGTTGTCCGCATCGGTGTCACCTATAAGAAGTCCTAGACAGTTAAAGGGCATTATTCTTTATAGGCTAAACAGGCTCCGCTCGCTAAAGTGAAGCTGGTGCATTCGCCGTAAATTACCTGACCCTGTGCGAAGGATGTAGCATCCGAAATTAATGCAGATACATTCTCAACCTTACCGGTGTATGCCGAAAGAACAGAGTCCTCGGTGAATTGAATTGATGTGAAATTTCCAGTGTGAGCGGCTGTATCATTAGCGTATAAACTTCCGCCCGCTCCCATAGCATTTCCGATATTTACTGATCCTAGTCCCATAATAATTATGTTGTTGTTAAAATGTTTACTCCGAAGCTGTAGCTCGGGTATGTATTGACCGATATTTTATTCATTCCCTCCAGCCTCTCGACTCGGTCGATTTCTAGGGCTAGGGTTTCTTCTGCCATCTGCTCCTGTTGGACCGCTTTTTCCAATTGGCCATCTGCCTTGTAAAAATCTGCAACAGTTGCGAGTAGTAAGTAACGCTCGAGGAATCTTGGAAGTGTTGAAGTCTCTCCAACTCCATCACCGTAGCTTGACGGGGTTACCTGGTTACCCTGAACGAATACAGATGTGTCATTGGCATCCGCTTTTAAAATCAAATACCCATTGATTAATTGATAATCTAATTTAATAGCCTGACGATCCGCCAATGGGTTTTTATTAAAAACCGCAAAGACATCCATGATGTCCGAGTCATTGTCGATCTGAACCGCTTTATCCGCAACCAATGGCGAGGTAATTGCCGCCACTGATTTTTCTTTCAGTGTCATCAATTCCGGCCACTGTGCCCGTGTCCATGCTCCCTTGACCCGATCATTTAATGAGTTCTTAAATGCTGTTTCCTCGACCGAAAGTAAAGAGTCCACTCCGATTGCCGAAGTGAATCTATTTTTAAGCTCGGTGTAGGTTACAGTTCTCACGATCCAATGACTGTCTCGGGATTCTTTTTTGCGAAATCACGGCGGTATTCCGAATCGGACATACAACCAGGTCGTTCCTGTTCATGTCTTAAAAAAGTAGCTGAGTCGATTGCTGAGACTAAACGAAAGTCACCCGAACCTTTTACCTGTTGGGCGGCCTTGCGTGTTTCCAATGAGCGTTTACGATAGCCAGCTTTTTCACGCTCGGCATCCCGCTCAACTTTTTTCGATAAGTAGTGAGCCATTTCCTCGCCGGACATCCCACCACTTCTCTTACCGCCTCTTACTATTATATTAAGACTCATATTTTAAAAAAGAAAAAGGGGGACCGAGCTAACCAAAAGAAACTCGATCCCCCCACCACACTAATCAAATATAGATGAAACTATATAAACTTAAACTATACTACCCAATGCTCTTGGATTCGTCACCCTCAAGGTAAGCATCGCCTCAGAGAATGCGCGTTTTCCAGCACCATTGTCAGGAAGATCCTGAATTGTGATGCCCTCCAAGAACTTCAAGCTAACAGTGTCATCACCTGGTATTAAGTAACCACGATCTGTGTTAACTGTACCCTCAACTGTATCAGTACCACTTGCAGAACCATCCACACGACCTAAGAAGAGGTCCGGTATAATATTTATAGTTGAATAGTCTGAAACATAAGTGAGGATCGAACGAACAAGAGTTTTACCACTTACATCCTGATCAAAGCTAAAGTTACCATCAGCAACTGTTGAACGAGTGTAATCAGTAATTTTGTTCATTACTGCTGGGCCGCAGAAAAGGTTATATGTACCTTTAGAACCGGCGGCAGTGTAAACAGCTTGGAGTAATCCACGGAAAGCAGATTCAGTCAAACTTGCAAGACTTACACGAGAACCACTTACTGCACGAAATGCTTGTTTAGCACTTGTATCGAAAGTATTTCCAGTCGCAGTCGGATCTGACCATATACCAAGTCCACACATCTTAGCGGCGGCAGAACTTGATCCAACGGATTGGTCGTTACCTGATCCAATACCAGTCTCGATTGAGCGTTTTAACTGCAATAAACTTTTAGCCTGTGAAGCCGCAAAAAGAGATCCGCCAGGAGCGACATCGACCATCTCGGCTTGTCTTGATACTGCAAACAAATCACGGAAAGTTTGTATCCGATTTCCGAGCCTTTCACGAGTATCTATTAAGTTTGCAAAAGTGCTTCCACCAGCAGAGAGTGTCAAATCAACGCCATCGATAGTTCCACCGATTTCGGGATTTGCAAGCGAGTCCACGAGCCACTCATTTAAAGTTGCCTTTGGAGCGGCGGATTGGGAAAGAGTAGAATACAGAGGTGTTTCTGTCGGTTCTACAGTCTTTAAAACATTTTCGAGGTTGGTTTGAGCGCCTTTATTGGCGGTTACATTATAGGAAGTTGCGAGAGCCATTTTCTTGAGTCCTTATTTTGAAGTTTTATAAATTTTATTCCGCTAGAAATGCGGCTAGATCATTTGCCGAGAGGATTTTACGCTCCAAAATCTTTTGTTTATTTGCAGTCTTTCGAGTGGCTGAAGTTTGAATCGGTGGGCTTGAATCACCCATCGTTGGGGGAGGTGCTTTGGCTACCTTCTTGGCTTTCGGCTTGGCCGTCTTGGCCGCCTGATCCGCTTTAATCGCTTCCACCCCTCTTACGAGTGTGGCGGCAATAAAATCGCCATTCGGTAGGGAGTTCAGAACATTTGAATATTGACTCTTTAACTGGTTAAAAACGCCACGGCGTTCTTCAGCTTGGTCGGTATCCACTTTGTCCGAAATCCACGGATGAGCATTAATCGTATCCTGTTGCCATTGTGCGGCTGACTGAAGATATTGTGCCCTTTCGGGGATCTTCTCGGTCAGGTATTCGTCTGCCTGTGTAAGAATGTTCCGGATATCATCATCCGAATACTCTCTCCCATCGACTTCCACAAAATCCTTGCCAATGTGATGCAGTGCAAATTTTTTGGCGGCAAGTGCTTCCTTTCGTAAAGTTTCCAATGATTGAAAATCTTGGACTTCTTCCAAGGCTGGCTGACTGGGTTCCGATTGCTTCTGCGGATTGGATTTTAAGGCTTCAATCTGAGCTTGTAATGCTTCGGCTGTTTCTTCGGCGGTTTTTGCTCGAGCAGTCAGTTTATTGACTTGTTTAAGCAGTTTGCCAACAGCTTTGGGCGGTTCAGCTTCGTCCTCTGTTTCCTCTTCCTCTTCAGCTATCTCCTCCGTTTCCTCCTCTGATTCCTCAGACTCGGTTGACTGTAAAAGAACATCTTTATCCTGGTCGGTATCTGCGTCTGCGGTTGTGGTCTCGGGACCCGGCTCCACTTCAGATTCCTGTTTCGCTTCACTCTCCTCTACTTTGTCGACAAACGATGCTGTCAACTCCTCAAGGGTTGTAATGCTTTGCGTTGGTTGTATTTCTGCTTCCGTTGTCGTACCCGAAGCCTCGGTTAATTCTGTATCTGCCATGTTTCTGCGTTTAAAGTTCGCACTCTTGCGTTAATCTGCACATCGTATGATGCACCGATTAATATTTTACATGGGGGTCGGGAATAATTTTCAGGAAGTTTTAAATATTTCCCAATTTTCTTTAAACTTCTCGTGTTTAGCTTTTGAGTCCTTTACATGGGGATAGACGGCGATTGTTACAGCCCCATCTATGGCCATGCAAGGAATCAAATACCAAATCCGAATGTCATCGCAGTAGACTGCCACCACATCGACCTTTGTGCAGTCAAGGGGCTTCTTTACGGCACGGCCAGTGGTACACGAAAACTTGTACCGCCGAATAGCTCGAGTCTTATCGCTTAGTTTAGCTTTTTCAGTCCCCTTTACTTGAACATTAAACTTTTTACCGGCCGCATTTACCACAATGCAGTCCTGTGGTAAGTGATCCCCGAGCGGGGTGAATACTTCCAGGCCGTGCCTTAAAGCCTGAGTGAAAAATTCTTGTTCGTAGATATACCCAAGTCGCTTAGTCATCGAGTTGGATGTCGGATTCAAAATCTACAACATCCTCATCCAGCCATTCCTCGACATCGGCTACTGCGATTTTAGCGATTTCCATATCTTCAATATCGCTTTCATCGATCCAACGCTTTAACAGGGCGCGATGTTCGTTTTTAAATTGCTGATGGGGTGTCAGGCTCGGCATTTTCTAAACTTTCTATTATGCGAGTAAGTCCAGCTATCTCGCCACTTAGACGGGCGAGTTTTTGCGGGTTATCGACATGGGTATAATCCTGAAAATCGACCAGGCACATATCTCTCTGCTCTTTAATAAAATCTTTTATGACTAACCATTCAGTCTGTTCACCTAGTCCGGCGATTGCATCTGCTAATGTCATTTTTTCTTTTTCTTTCTTACGATTGTTTTTACATTTGTAGGTTTACCGCCAACTCCCTGAGCCTTGGATCTCTTTCGGCGAATCGCTGATGTTTTTTGTGCTTTGGTCATTGTAGCCGCCTTGGCTTTGGGTACGCATTTGGGGTAACCTTTTCTCTTAGTACTCGCTTTCTTTCGGCCACAGCTTGGATGTCCACCGCCCTTTTTCTTCCGGCCAATGTCCACCCATTCCTCATTAAACCAATCCTTTAGACTCATTTATATTTACCGCCTCTTTTCTTGTAAGTCTTAACTAACCAGGCATTCGCATAGGCTGATGGGTATACATCAAACTTCCTTTTAGCTTCCGACTTTACCCGAGAGTAAAGAGTAGAATTTGTCGGTGTGGGTCTTTTCTTTTTTGCTACCATTTTTTACAACTCCAGTATCCGGCAGTAAGTTTTGATTTCTTTTGATCGCACTTATGCCTAGCTCGAAAAGATTTACGAGCATCAGGATTAGATTTACGGATTTTCATGTTTGCATCCCCGTAACGAATTGTCCTTGTCTTGCCATTTTCCGATGCAAGTACGACAAATTTCTTTTTCCCATATCCTGGCTCACCCTTTCGGATTCTTCTAGGGGAATTTACCTTGGTAGGCTTACTCACTTTTTCTTCTTGAGCATTTTTTTCTTTCTACCCATTGCTTTAGCTTTTTTAGAAGGTCTTCCAACCTTCGATCCGTATGTTCCTTTTCCGTATGGCATAATATTTCCTTTTGTTTAAGCGGCCACTGATGTACCTGGTACATTGCCAGGAGCAGTACCTAGCTGGCCAATTATTGCGTTCTTTTGTTGCATTTGCATCATCTCCAATTGACCCGCATATGTCTGAAGTCTTTTTGCGAAGTTCTCGTCCTCTTGCATTCTCTGCTGAACATCGGTTGCCGGTACTTCGGGTGTCCCTCTGAGGTACTCCTGTAACTTCTGTAAGCGGAGTTGAGAATTTACTCCCTGTTGAGGAACATTAACAACCTGACCCGATGCAATCTTTGCAATGTCGGCTGAAGTTTCCTGAATCTCTTTATCCGTTGCCTCTTCAACTGGGGCGATCAGTTGGCCGGCAAGATTAGGATCGATAGCCTCAAGGACTTTTCGGAGATATACATCATATCTGCCAACCCCTTGGCGATCATACTGAGCCATTAATTTACCCACTGTATCTAATTTCTGAAGAACCTTCTCCTCGTCCTGGTTCATCGAGTTCCAAGTGATATTAAAATCATAAACCTCGGCAGTTTCATCGAGCATGAGCATTGCACCCTGTTCATTATTGGTGACTCTGAACCAAATTTGCGGACCGCCATATGTTCGGTCCAAGCACCATACCCGATTTAAAATCTGTTTGAATCCATTTAACCACTGGTTAACCAAGTGCTGGCGAATACTGTTTGCTTCAACTGCATCCTCGGCGGAGGTTGCTCTGCCGGTGATCTTGTTGGCGAGTTGGCGGATTTGCATCTCCACTTCCATCGATGCTTGAGAATACCTCGGTATCTCCATAAAACCAACTTCCCCCCTTCGGCGGACTGCCAAAGTTGCACCTGGTCCTAATCTTTCAGGCTTTCTCCCCGCCAAATGCTCAACTGGCGGTAAAGTACTCATAGATGCCCTATCACGCCTCGCATCCATCTCGGTTTTGGCCGCAATCTGATAACTCTTTAAAAGCTCAGGGTAACCCCTTGAATCGAGTAGACGGTGATTTAAGTTCTCTCTTGTAATACAAACGAATGGATAACGACCTTCATCATATTCCATCGGACTATGAAAACCATGACCCTCAACCTCATCAGCCCAGCAAGTAATCGTGCAGATAGGCACATCGTCTTCATCCAGTTCCTTACGATATGTCGTAATTACCCGAACCATGCCCTCGTAATCCTGTTGGCCGTAAAAGTTACCGGTGTCATAAGACATAAGATCCGTGGAATAACTCTCCTCAGAATAAAATCCTTTCGAGTTCTCAATCAGTTCCTCGATCCACTTCTTATCCCATCCCTCATTCACTTTCTGCATGAGTGCTTCGGGGCTGTAGTAATGAATGCAATGAATGCTCCGAGCAGATTCCAAATCAATCACATTTGAATCGATGATTATTTCCCTACCCAACTCATATGCCTTAATTGCCGGTCTGTTTACTACCGCCTTCTCAGTCGGGACTTTTGAAACTCCTTTATTGCGAAGCTCATTTATCATCTTCCTGACTCTCCGCTTCTTCAGATTAGGGAATAACGGGAATAGCATCTCCTCGACTCCCTCTTTCATCTCAGGGTCCTGAATTGCCATAGCCAGCTCGGGACTCATCTGTGCAATCTCCTCCAGGCTGATATCCTTAAATACTCGAGTGGTTTCCCTTTTCCAATAAGTGCCGAAAAAAGTGATTCCGTTTTGCAGTAAATAGTTTGCTCCAATGGCGGCTTCCCGAGGAAGTTCCGTCATTGAGTTCATCCGCCACTTCAAAAACTCGCTTACCATCTTTGCACTGCCAATGTCGGAACTTTCGACGGGAGCGGCTACGAGGTTGGCCTGTGACAGCGACTGAGAAAGAAGGGCTACATCCCCATCGATTAATGGGTTAACCAAGTTTGGCTCGAGGTCACTTGCCCCGTCCCAAGGGAAGGCCTCCGGTCCATTCTTCTTGCCGGACTCGTCCTTACCAGCCCATTCATTGAACCGACACTCTCTGGCCTCTTCAGCCTTATCCATCCAAAACGACAGATTTGCTTTTGCATCATTAAATTCATGCTTGATCGCATCTACATCAGGGCCTTTTTCGTCAAACTCCTGTACTTCTAAACCACTTCCTTCACTCATTGATTTCCCATTGTAACATTATTTTTTTTAATTTTTTCAGTGCCTCTTTTTCCACCCTGTGAACCGCAACTATAGGCACTCCGATAAATTCGCTAATTTCCTTGAGCGTGTACGCTTTCGGGTCCCTTCCCGAATCCATTGCCGCCAAGCCCTCTTCGACCACCATCTCTCTGAGCATGGCATCGATCCTCGTTTCCGTCTGCTCATACGATTCGATACAGATCATCCTCGACCTTTTTAACTAAAACCTGACTCTTCGGTGGGCGGTTGTCCTGTGGCCGCTTAACGCATCGAGCGATGCCCTCCTGATCATCAAAATATATCAGCATTAAACGAGGATTGGGGACCAGTTTAAGCACCCTCGCCATAACTGTCTCCGATTTAGCCGGTAAGTCATCATCCTTGGCGGACTCCTTCCAAAATCCAATGCAAGTCCCCTTCGGGATGCCCGTCTGCTTACTGATCTTCGCCCAGCTTACCCCGCTCTTTCTAAGCTCAACCACTTCCTCACGCTGTTCCTCGCTCCATTTTCTAGTTGTTGCCATCAATACGATCCTCCACCCGTTGAAATTAATTCCTCCTGATCAAAATACTCGAAATTGCCCACCGCAAAGTACCTGGCCAAATCAACGAAGTCCTTACTCGGATTCTTCAAATCTCCAGGCTGATATGCTTGCATACAACTTATGAGATTTTGGCACTCATCGCTGAACATCAATTTAGGCTTATTATCCAAATCCATCTCTCTTTCCCTGTCCCATGCGAGTAAATTGTTTATTGCCTGAAGACCCGTCTCGATGTCGAGTGCTTCGGCGGGCTGAACAATAATATCTTCATCCGATAAATCATCTATTATGTTAGAACTACCCTCCGCTTTCTGATAGCTCGCCGCCCCTAACCTCGGGTCGATTATGCGGATGACCTCACTATCCCCGCATATCTTCTCCATCCGTCTTATTTCCTCGGCATAATCCTTGAGGCCGTACCCGTTCGGTTGGGCAGCCTCGCCGGCGGATAATTTGTCCTTAGTCAGATCAATCCATCCTCCCCAGGTGTCGAAGTCAGGAAATTCCTTTACCGCCCATGCGACTCCATGTGGATCGATTGCAAATAATACCATTGTCCAGGGCTTTGCTCCCGCCGGATCAATCGATAATACCCAATTGGCATCCGAAAAATCAGGCAGTTTGTCCGAGGTAACGAAGTTTTTATCCGTCAGATTGGGAAAGATTGCCCTAGACTGCCTCACAGGCACTCCATATGCCCGACATAGAATTGTTTCCCGCTTCTCTCCCTCCAACTGGTTCTTCATTGCCGCCCAACCGCCAAAGGGATTCGCCGCTGTATGGAAATAAACCACTGAAGACGCTTTGCGGATGGGTTGCTGAACGAGGGGGACTTCCTCCCCGTCCAATAGGTCCGCCTTCGTTGATTCTATGGTGCGGGCACCCGTGAGCATGGACTTTACGACAGAGTTCCATCCGTCAACGGCGGTGAAGCTGATAATTCCTTTGGAATTGCGGGTTACGGTCCGAAATCGAAGGGTATTTACCCATGACATCGGCACAAGCTCATCTGCCCAATAGCCGATATTATGGGTTCCGTTGACTGGATCTTGCGGTGAGCCGATTTCTCCCCCTTCGATTGTACTGATGTCTTGGGACCAGTTACGGAAAATACACTGACTTTCATTGGGCAGAGTGAACTTAGATGCGGTAAATCCATTTTTTAACGAAAAAACGAGATATCCGACCTTACCTCTGCCTAACCCTTTTAACTCTTTTGGAAGAGCATCGAAGATTAATTTCTGCTGAAATTGAATGCTGTTAGCTGATGTCTCTGTAAGACACCATATAATCGTACCAGGGTTTTCAACGAGGGATTGAACTACCCTTCGAGCGCAAAAATGACTCTTGGAACTCCGGTTGCCTCCCATAATCAATATTTCTGAGTGCGTCCTTAACTGCTCATCCGCCCTCTTCCATATATCCAGTTCAAAGCCGTGCCGATAAGGATCATCCTTCTCATCCTTAATCGCCTGTTCCCTTTTCTCCCAATATGCGAGGATTGCTTCGGGGGTCATGGACAGCATCTCCGATTTTGTCAGAGGCGGTAAGGCGGGGTGCGGTGTCCAGGTGAGCGGCATAGTCCCATTTTAACAGATGGATTGGCGAGTGGTACACTTGGCGGGGCAATTTGTGGAAATTTTTTCATGGGCTACAATCGGTCTCGGTGACCGGCGGGCCGCCAAATCCGACCCCCCTCCCCCCCTGTCTGTGACATAAATCGCATAAAAATATTGATATGTTATATTTTTACATTGTTTTTTATATAATTTTTACCGCACAATAATGATTATGTCTAATTCTCCTTGACTGAATACTTATTTAGTTTAAATGTTTAAATGCTTGCACCGATAGAAATGCCTACCGAAAAAAAGAGGATAACGATTGAAGCTGATAACCTTCCGGCTAACCTGACAGTCGAGGAGACTTGTCCCTCGGTCTACACCGCTCAAGGTTTATTCGATAAGAGACCAGGAGACTATGCCAAGCTGGTTCAAATGCTAACAGATGGAATACCAGTCAGTCGGATCAAGAAGGAACTGAAGGTATCCCACAACACTATCGCTGTGGTTCGGTCTCGAGAGAAAGAGGTGATCGAAGCATCGAAGAAAGTAATGAGAGGATTGATCGGCCATGCTTCACAGCTTGCAGTCGAGAAGATGATCGAGAAGCTGGACAATGATGAGATACCAAACGGAGTCCTACCAATCGCCACAGGCATCCTAATCGACAAGCATCGCCAGTATGAAGGTGAACCTACTCAGACTATAGAGGTAAAGAAATCTTTATCCCTCGATGAGATCCGAGCCGAGCTGGCTAATCTGAAAGATGAAAAAGTGGTTGAAGCTGAGATTACTGATGTGGAATCGTAATTTTTTTCGTTTCTTAACTCGTTAATTATTAGCCACTTACAATATTATTGAAAATAAATGTAAAATATATCTTGCTTTTATGTATAGATAAGCTAGATT